AAGAACACATTGATACAAAAGATGAATCAAATACAACAGATAGGACACTACATTAAAACTGGAACAGGTTATAGAGTAACAGCACCTGAAGGATATGTTGCAGTAGATAGAGTAGCAGGTGCAGTAAAAATAGTAGATAGATTAGAATTTAGTAGGGCAAACTTTACGTTGCCAAAAGGATGGAAATAAATGAAGTTTAAAGAATTTTTATTACAAGAAGGTGTATATGACCCAGGCATATTTAAAGCTTTCTTTATGGCAGGAGGACCTGGTAGTGGTAAATCATTTATCGCTAGTAATACTTTTGCAGGTTCTGGATTAAAATTTGTAAATTCAGATTCAATATTTGAAAGAGGTTTAAAGAAGGCAAATCTTTCAGATAAAATGCCTGACCAAGAACAATATTTTAGAGATATTATAAGAAACCAAGCAAAAGGTACAGCAAAAAAACAATTAGATACTTATGTAGCTGGTAGATTAGGTTTAGTTATTGACGCAACTGGAAGAGATTATGGAAGAATAAATTCCGAATATTCTTTGTTAAAAGCATTGGGTTATGATTGTTATATGATATTTGTTAATACATCTTTACCTGTTGCATTAGAAAGAAATAAAATAAGAAGTAGACAGATACCAGAATACATTGTACAAACATCTTGGGAGAAAGTACAATCTAATATAGGTAAGTTTCAAAAATTATTTGGTCAATCAAATTTTATTATAGTAGATAACAATAGGTCAGATAAAGAACTAGTGTCACAAACTTTAGGAAACTGTGACAGATTAGTTAGACGATATATGAGAACACCAGTTAGTAATTTTCTAGCAAAAGCGTGGATGGCAAGAGAAAAACTGTACAAAAATAAATTAAAATTAAATGAAAGTATCATAGACGCTCCTAGAGTTACATATGCACCTGGAGTTTTTGATGACTATGAAACTAAAACACCTAGAATTAAACCTAGTGTTAGAGAAATAGTTGACAATCAACTTAAAGAATTTGGTAAAGAATATCCAATTATAAAAGTTGGTTTAGTAGGTTCTATTCTTACAAAGAGATATAGAAAGGACGCAGATTTAGATTTTAATGTATTGTTTGATGTGCCTAAAGAGAAACAAGAAGAAGAGAGATTAAGATTATCACGTAAGTTTCTATCTTCTAAAAGTCCAGAAAATATTAATGGAAAATTAATACCAGGTACACAACACCCTATTAATTATTATATCATTACTGACCCTATAACTTATCAAGACCAAGAGGATAAAGCAGACGCAGTATTTGATTATAGAGGTAATGTATTTACTAAAAGACCAGCAGACTATACGTTTGATATGGGATTATATCTATCAGCATATCAAAGAAAGGTACAAGAGATAGATGTAGTTAAGGGAGAATTAAAAAGAGATATTATAGACTATGATGAACTAAAAGATTTAAATAAAAATGATATTTTAAATTTACAAGAAAAGATTAATGAGAAGTTAGAAGAGATTGAAAAATCTTTAAGAGATATTGTTGATATTGGAGATGATGTATTGACTGCTAGAAGAGCGGCGTTTGATTCTGATATGTCACCAGAACAAATTAAAACGTTTAGTATTAAAAATAGATTACCTAAAAATGTTATCTATAAGTTATTAGAAAAATATCATTATTTAAAATTCTATAAGAAATGTAAAGAGATATTAGATGATAATAAGGTAACGGATGCTGAAATAGATAGTTTAAAATCTGAAGCAGTTGCTGATAAATCTATTGCAATTACATTTGGAAGATTTAATCCACCTACAATAGGTCACGAAAAACTTATTAATAAAGTTGTAAGAGCAGATAGAAATTATAAAATCTATATCAGCAGGTCAGAAGATAGTAAAAAGAATCCATTATCTCCTAGAGAGAAATTATCTTTTATGAGAAAAATGTTTCCACAATATGCTAGAAACATTGAAATCAATACAACAAATATGATTTTAGATTTAGCTACTATGTTATACAACAAAGGTCATACTATTTTAAAATTTGTTGTAGGTAGTGATAGAGTAAGAGAATTTGAAACGATACTTAAAAAATATAACGACCAGAAAAATAGACACGGATACTATAACTTTAAAACAATAGATGTTATATCTGCTGGAGAGCGTGATCCAGACGCTGAAGGTGCTTCAGGTATGAGTGCGAGTAAGATGAGGGATGCTGCTCAAAAAGGTGATGTGGCGTCATTTAAGAGAGGACTACCATCTCAATTTAGAGATGTTGATGGACTGTTTAAAGCGGTCAGAAAAGGTATGGGTATAAGAGAAGACTATAAACCAGATACTTCAAAACCTGTTATGACATTAGGACAGTTTGAACAAAAACAAGTTAGAGACCTATACGTTAGAGAAATGATATTTAATATTGGAGACCAAGTTAAGTATCTTAAAGAAGATAAACAAGGTAAAGTAGTGCGAAGAGGTACGAATTATGTTGTACTAGAAGATACGAATAATAATTTACACAAATGCTGGATATGGGATTGTGTTCCAGTTGCCGCTGATAAAGAACCAATGTTAAGAGAGTACAACCTAGATATTGATTATGGATTTGAAGCAGTTGAAACAATACCAGTACCAAAACCATACTCACAAATTAAAGATAGTTTTGAAATAGGTGCTGATTATGCCAATCATTGTAAGCAAATGACACCAGGAGAGAAAGAAGACGCACCTCCTGTTGACTCAAAAGACCGTGGAAAACCTACTGATCCATACATATCACACCCAGGTAAGGCAACGGATGCTAAAGTTGGTGAAGATAAACTAACTAAAAAGGAAGTAAAAGAATGGGCAACTTCAATTTCAGTAATAGATAAATATAAGGAACGATATAAAGAAGAATGGAAAGCGAAACTAAACGAAGTAGTCGCAAAGATGATTGACAAACTTTAGAGAGAGAAATGGCAACTAAATTCAAAGAATACGTAAATAACCTATACATTGCTGAAAGCTCGGCTATGGTCCTAAAGGGAGTTGAAGATTACCTTAAAATTGCTAGGGAAAAAATCAAAAGACACCCACAATTTGCTAATTTATATAGAGACCAAAGACGTGATGTAGCTACCAGCATAGGTGGTAAGTATATAAAAATTTGGGATACTGAACGAGGACAAAGAAGAAGTATCCACGCTTTTGTAGATAAAGTTACAGGAGATGTTTTAAAGGCGGCTGGTGTTAATGCTCCAGCAAAAGGTGCCAGAGGAAATGTTTTAGACAAAAAGTATATGGATTCATTAAACCGTGTATTTGATACTCACGGCGGACATTTATACAGTAGACATAGTTTATCATATAATTTCAAAAGAGATAATAGATTCAAATAAAATGGGCACGTTAAAAGAAGAACTGGCAAAGTGGAAACAAAGTAGGTATCAAAAACCTATGAGTGTTGCTTTAGCAGAAGTAAAAGAAAGACACGATTGTTCCAAAGTACACCCTGGTAAAAGACACCAAGAGTGGATGAATACTGAACCAGTTAAACACGTTAAAGAAGATATGTTTGATGAAGGACGTATGAAGGACATCTATACGTTAGATTCAGAAGGCAAATCTGCTCAAGAGATTGCAAAGAGATTAAATTTAAGAGTATCAACTGTTAAATCCATTTTAGGAGAACAAGTTGAAACATTACACGAATTTTCAGACAGTCAAATAGCACAACTTAAAAAAGATTATGCACCACTAAAAGGAAAAACAATTAGTGGAACAAATGCTAATAAGTTGATGAAAATATTTGATAAGTTTGATAAGAATAAACAGCTTTTAATAAAATTATTAAAAGCAAATATTCCATTTGTGTCAATGTTAGCGCAAGCAAGACTCATTTCAAGACACGGAGCAAACGCTTCCCAGTTGGCACAAATGAGAAAAGAAGAATTAGAAGAAGCAAAAGCACCTTTCAGATTATCTTATGACGACAAGTATGGAAAACACGCAGGTTTTGAAGACGCAAAAACATTACAAGATTTACAAAACAAAGCACAGAAATTAAGAGCTAAAGGATTTAAGATTAATAAAATGGGTAGAAATACATCACCTGTTGAAGAGAAACTACCAGAACCAGAAGGTAAAACAGAAGTACCAGAAGCGTTTGCTGTACAAGTTACTAAAATGGATGGTGGTAAATTTATACACGGCAGTTATAAAACTAAAGCAGAAGCAGAAAAATGGATTAAGTGGTATAAAACTGGTGATGTAAGACAGACTAAAAAAATAGAAGTTGTTAAAGAAGATAATGATTATCTAGCAAGTAGATTGAATCCTCAACAAATTGCTAACATTAAAAAAATATGGTTGAATAAAAAAGCGTCAGATGTAACTACTGCCGTTAAAGCAATGATTAAGAGAATGGATATACCTACTCAATTAGCAATTAAACAAGCAGACATACCACACATATCAAAATTAGTTGAAGATGATGACAAAGCATATGCAATAGGTATGGCAAAAGCAAAAGAGATTAAAAAAGACCACGGAACACCATTGAAAAAATCAACAGTAGAAAAAGGTCACGAAATTGCTAAGGCAATTAAAAAGGATGAACAAGTAGTTGGTGTAGGTCCTAGAGCAACGTTTGAGAGATTGTGGTTAAAACATAAAAGAGGAGATAAGGCAAAGAGATAGTCTTATAAATAGTACTATGACATATTTTAAACAAAAACCTGGTAGTATTGAAGAAGTAATTGCTAAACAGCAATCTCAATATCAAGACCCTAATTACAAAGCAAAATTTGACGAAGCATTAAAAGATTCTATTCGTGGAATAGGTCAAATGACACCTAAAGAAAAGTCAGAATTTTTTAATAAGCTAGACGCAGTTAAAAAAGAAGACGCAAAAAAAGTCCAGAAGAAAAACGTTGATAGTAAAAGAGAAGTTAAAAAAGAAGAATGGAAACCTTCTACTGGAAAACACGCTGATGAGCAATTAATGAAAGACTTTATTGACAAAGGTGGTAAAGTAGAAAAGATACCTGAAGGCAAGACTGCTTACATTGGTAATAAAATCAAACCACATCTAGCAAACGAAAGAAATTTAGAACGTCAAAAACAAATGACAGAAGAAACTATTTCTGAAAGAGGTGGAGCTAATACATCTTCAAGACAAGGTAGTTTTGCTAAAAGTAGAAAACCAAAATATAGATTTGGATATAGAGTTGCAGAAAAACAACCTAAAGGCAATGATATAGAAGAAACATTTTCTCAACAACAAATTAAACAAGCATACGGCATATTAAATGACCCTAGATACAAACAAGGTAATTATTCAGGTGCAGTTGCCGCTATTGAAAAACTTGCAAAAGGATTATCAAAACATCCAGACGTTGCAAACGCATTAAAAAGAGCAAATGAATCAGTAGAACACGATAGTGCTTTTGCTATTTCAGGTGTAGAAACACAAAGACCTACAGAAGATTTACAAGAAGGCAAATGGTCAGTAGAAGGTATCACAGGATATAAAGACGTATCTGGTCAAGATAGATTTAAAATGATTATTAGTGCAACTAGTAAACAGGATGCTGAAAGAAAATGGGAAAAAGAATTAGATAAACATAGAGCAAAAAGACATATAGGACCAAGAGGTGGTGGTAGTTGTGAAGATATGGATGATATTGATATACAACCTTACACAGGAAGAGATAGTGTCGGAGATATAGAATCTTCTATGACTCATAGTTATGATCCATCTTATGGAGTTAAAAAAGAAACTATTGACGCAGGCGAAGTATCTAAAATGAAAGACAAGAAAAAAGAAGTAGATTTTAAAACTGCTAACGTATCTACTACTGAAACGATTGACGCTGGAGAAGTTTCTAAAATGGCAGATAAGAAAAAAGAAGTTAAGTTTAGTACAGCAAATGTATCTACTACAGAAGATAAAAAAGATCCAAAAAAAGAAGTTATTGGTAGTGAAAAACCAGAACCAACAGCAAATTTAGAAAACACTATTAGAAATATTTGGAATAAAGCAGCTAATGAAACAACAGAAAGAGGAGACTCGGTACTGTTGCCTACAAGAAATGAAAGTAAAATTCCACCTATTGCAAAAGATAATAAACCAGGTGTTAAAATCGCAAAGATAAGAGCGACAAGAGATAAAGAAGATGGTCCAGCAGATGGAGCTAAAGACCCTACAGCAATGGAGAAACAAATTTTAACATTGCAAGGTCAAGTTAATGTACTAAAAGCAAAATTAGAAAATGAAAAAGGTAAAGTAGTTAAACCTGTTGCAGATAAAGAAACAGGTCAAGTACCTTTAACAGTTGGACTAGCACATAAACTTTTAAAAGATAAAGCAGAAAAAGAAGAAGACAAAGAAGTTAAAAAAGAAGCAGTCAGCCCTTACAAATTAAAGTATGAAACTTTGAGAGCAAGACTTAAAGAAAAAGCTGAAAAAGAAAAACTTGCTAAGAAAAAAGATGAACCCACAAAGGGTAGAACTATGACTGGAAATCCTGCTACAAAAGTAAATACTGATCCAGAGATAAATTATAATCAATAGGAGGCAATTAGATTATGCCTCTTCCTAAACTCTATTGTGATATGGATGGCGTCTTGGCAGACTTTAAAAAAGGTGCTGAGAAAGCAACAGGAGTCCCTATCAGTCAATGGATGAACCTCACAAAAAGAGATAAGTGGAACCCAATTAGAAATGATTCTAAATTTTGGGAAACATTACCGTGGATGTCAGACGGTAAACAATTGTGGAACTATATCAAAAAGCATTCGCCAGATATTCTATCAGCATATGTAGATAAAAATGTAGACCCTAACTGTATACCAGGTAAAACTAAATGGTGTAGAAGTCAATTAGGTTTAAGTGGTAGAAGAGTTAATCTTGTAAAGAGAAGTCAGAAACAAAATTATGCTCAGACTGGTTATAGAAGTCCTGCCGTATTAATTGACGATTATAAACCTAATACAGATGGTTTTACAGCAAGAGGTGGTATTGGTATCTTTCATAGAAATACAGCAAATACTATCCGAGAGCTAAAAAAGCTAGGTTTCTAGCACACTTTCCCATTATAAATATACACATATATTAAGAATTGAGTACTTTAACAATTAAAAATTAAAGGAGAGAATAAAATGTCAAGTCATACAAATAAAGACGAAGCAGCTGGAGCACCATTATGGGCAACAGCAGCAATCAGAAAAGAATGGTCTAGTGCTAACCGTACTGACCTTTTTAATGACGCAACTGCTGACAATTTCATCACAGGTGTTACTATTGGTTTGTTTAATTACAAAGATAGTGAAGTATCAGATGGAAAAGTAGCTCACGCAGGTTGGAACCTAAAAACAACTGGTTCTGGTGGCAGAGCAGGTCGTGTTCAACAAGAAACTCTTGTTGCATTGACTAATTCAGCTGACGCTTAATAATCAATAACGTAGGGGCAATCCTCTATAGGGTTGCCCTTATAAATAATATTATGATGTAGGAATTACCTACAGTAGCATTCCCGAAAGGGTTAATAGGAGATAACAAATGGCAGATAAAAAAGTCACACAGCTTACCGATTTAGGTAACGCATTAGCGAGTGTAGACCTGTTTCACGTAATAGATGATCCATCAGGCACACCGATAAACAAGAAAGTATCAGCGGCAAATGTATTTAATAACGTACCAACGTTTTTAGGTCTTGCTCAAGCATCCCAAACATTAACAGCGACAGGTTCTGGAACGTTAGTTGCAGACGTAGAAAGTGCTGTTACAGAAGTTGAAGGAACATCTGGAACAGGTGCAGTAACTTTAGCAGATGGTGTTGATGGTCAAATCAAAATGATTATAGACACAGCAACAGCAGGTACTAACGCAATAACTATAACACCAGCAAATTTAAGAGGCGGAACAACCGTAACTTTAAATGCGCCAGGTGAAACAGTTACTTTATTATTTAAAAATTCAAATTGGAATGTAATTGGCGGAAATGGTTTCGTAGTTGCATAATATATTATAGAAGGAGATAATTATGGATATAAATTTGGAACAACTTACCTCGGAGAAACTTGGTTTACAAAAAGACTTTGACACCTTGGGTAAGAATATAAAACAAGTTGAAACTGATTTAGCACAAATGAAAGCAAATTTAAATGCAATCAATGGTGCTATTCAACAAGTAAACAAATTAATAGGAATGGCTGGCGGAGATACACCAGTTAAAAAGGAAGATGATAAAAAAGTTTAAGATTTTTTATGAAGATAAAGACTTGGACGATTTTGAGGAAGAAGTAATCGCTGACTGTCCTGAAGAGGACACAGCAAAAGAAAAGGAAAAAAAAGAAAATGAAAACGTTTAAACAACACATAACAGAAGACGGCAAGATGGTTGGAACAGCAACATCTAATGCAGTTGAAGATGGTAATTTAGGCGCTCATAACATTTCCGATCCAGAAGTATTAAATAGAGTTAATGCTTTTGTAGGTTCTATTGCAGACGTAGAATTCATTAAACCACAACAAGCGGTAGATAGTTTAAGAGAAAAACTAAACCGAATAGGTTTAACTGTTTCTCCAGTTACAATGGAAGGAACATCTGGAAAAGTTAGTGCGAAAGTTAGTCAATTTGGTGGAAGATTTGGGAAAGATACAGACGGTTCTGATTTAAATGATGATGGTATATCACACAAAAAATCTGGCGGTCTAAATTTAGAAGTTAGTTATGAAACTTTAAAGAACGGTACATCCAAGGTCTACGCTAAGTTAGTGTAGGTCAAAATGTTTGAGAAAATAACCAAAGATAATTGGTTGCTATTTGCTCAACAAAATTATAGCAATCCTACATTGGAAACCAATGTGGAGTTTTTGGAAGATATTAAAAGATTTAAATATCTTAAAAGGTTATTTCGCAAATATAAAACTACAGGTGAAGTTAAAATAAGATTAATTATTAATCACATTGTAGTATTACAAAATGTTTTTAGTGCAGATGTAGCAATAACTTTATTGTTATTTAAGATAGATAGAGAATATTGGTCAGTATTAAAAACCGTATTGAACTATCTTAACTTACTTTATCAACACGAATTAGGTGATGTTGATGAAGATGAAAAGATAAAAGAAATGTTAAAGGAACTTTAATGGCTAGTAGAGCAGTAGATATGTTAATAACTTACCGAGTAGTTAAACTATTGGTAACACCTTGGGAGAAGCAAGAAGCATTTAAACAAGGTATTATTGATAAGAAAGGTAATGTATTAAGACCTAATAAGACATTGAAAAATACTAAAGATAAAAAAGCATATACTTATTTACATAGGTTTGTGTTTAATATGAAAAGACTATTTCAAAAAGTTGGTTTAGGTAGTAAATTTGGTTCTTTTTTTGGTGCTATGGCAATGGTATTGAGAGAAGATAATAGATTAATGACACACAAAGACGCTATAGAAGCAGGTGTTGTTTCATATTTAAAAGAAACTAATCAGTATGATAATATGTTAAATGAAGTAAGAGATATACCAGACATAGATGAGGAACCAGTAATGACTTGTTTAGGTGTAGGTATCTATGAACAAAATAATAAACTAGTATCGGAGTATGAATATGCCAAAACATTATAAAGATATGATGGATGAAATCATCAACAAGATTGATGAAGATAGTAATACAATATACAAAGTAAAAAAAGATGGTAAAATTGTATTCACAGGTAAGTATAATCAAGTTTTAACGTATCGTAAACAACACGGTGGAGAAATAGTTACAGAAGACGCACCAGCAAATGCAGTAGCACACGGTGGTGTAGATATGAATCCAACTGGTAAGAAAAGAGTTATGGGTACTTTAAAAAGAAAAGTACAAGAGAGTGATGACAACAACAATGTTGTATTGAAAGGTGTTTATAAAGTGTTAAATAAACTTGAAGAAAAGATTGATGAATTAAGTGGAGTTGTGAAAGAAGAAATTAAAATTGAAACACCTAAAAGAAAAAAGACTATTAAAGAAAAAGCAAGATTATGAAAAGTTTTAAAGAATTTATAGGTACAACAGGAGTAAGAATAGGAAACTATTCAAATGTACAACCTATAGCAAGTTTGGGTGATACACCGCCAAAGAAAAGACCTGGTGGTAAAAATGCAAGAGGTGTTGGTTTACACGCAGGTTATACTGCTCCAGTAAATCAAAGACCTTTTCTATCTGCTGATCCAAAAGTAGAACCTAAAAATAAAAAGAAAGAAAATACTATGGGTGGGATGGTTCACGTAAGAGGTGCCCAACCAACTGCTAGTATAAAAACGAAGAGGAAATAAATGGAACTATTAATAAGTTTAGCAATGAAATTTTGGATGTGGTCTATATTAATCTTGGTTGTAATAGCAGGATTTATAATCAACCTATTTGATAAAAAGAAACCTAAATGTCATAACTTTAGCTATGAAAAAATGCCAGTTATGAGACCCATTCCAATAAGAACAAAAGGCAAAGGATTTTTTAAAGGAATACTTTTATGGTTGCTCGGTGTTAGACATTGGGAAATCGCAGAAGATTTTAACTACGAAATAAATGACGTTAAGTACGTCATACCAGCAGGTTTTAAATTTGATGGTGCAAGTATACCAAAATTCTTGCATACATTTTTATCACCAGTTGGAGTGCTTTTAATGGGTGGATTGGTACACGATTATGCTTATAAGTACCAGACACTATTAAAAATAAATAAGGCAGATACCCTAGGTATTATATCTCAAAAAAGAGCAGACGAAATCTTTAGAGATATTAATATTGGAGTAAATGGTTTCTATCTTATGAACTACTTAGCATACTGGTCGTTAAGACTAGGTGGTTTTCTTGCGTGGAATAAACACAGGAAAGTTAACGCTAAGATTAAGTAAAAAAGGAGAAAAAATAATGGAGTTTATTAAAGGAAGAATTAAAGAACTAACATCTTTACACGGTGCAGTATTAATCGGTATGGGTGTTGTGGTTTTATTTTTTAGTCCCATTGCTAAAATTGCTGCTTGGGCGGCAATTGCTTACGGCGCTTGGGCAATTTTAAAGAAAGACTAAAACAATGTTTGGCACAATGAAAATGGTAATGGTTGTAATAATGATAGGCGGACTTGCTGGAGCAGGTATGTATGTTATGAAATTACGATCCGATAATGCTATTTTAAAAGCCAATCAAATTAAACTTGAAGAAGCGGTGAGTTCCCAAAAGGAACTCATTGCTAAACAGCAAGAAGATTTTAAAGAAATACTTGAAGCAAATAACAAGATGAACGAACTTGTTGCAAATTTAAAAAAAGATTTAGATGATTTAGATAAAAGATTTAACAAAGGTGGACGTGATTTTGGTAAACTTGCAATAGAAAAAACAAAAGTAATTCAAAAAATAATTAATGGCGCAAGTGATAAAGCAATTAGATGTGTTGAGATAGCAGGTGGGTCACCACTTACTGAACAAGAAATCAACGCAACAAAAAAATCAGAAATCAATAGAGAGTGTCCGTCAATAGCGAACCCAAATTATGTACCGTATAATAATTAGTATCATTGCTGTTTTAATACTTACTGGTTGTTCAATCGGTGAGAAACAACTTAAAATATTTAAGTTAGAAGAACCTAGGCAGAAGTTAGACTTACAGAAACCTACAATGCCTGAACTTGAAAAGTTAAGATGGATTATTATTACTTCTGACAATGCAGAAGAAGTATTCCAAAAGATGGAAGAACAAGGACTTGATCCAGTATTATTTGGATTAAGTGATAAAGACTTCCAATTAATTGCAAAAAACTTTGCTCAAATAAGAGCACATTTAAAACATACAAACGATTTGCTTGATAAGTATAAAGAGTACTATGAACCAAGTGATAAGAAAAAAGAAGAAAAGGAGAGTGAATAATGGCAATTGAATTTGTAAGTCATAGATTTGACACAAAATTAAAAAAAAGAATTGAAGAAAAAGTAAAAGCTAGACCTAGAATTATTAACTTGCAAGGTGATACTTCTATAGCACCTGAAGTTAAACAAAAAGAACAGAAAATTATACAGTCAGTTCAAGATAGTAAAAAACGAGAGGTATAAACAATGAAAATATTATGTATATTATATGATGATCCAAAAGACGGAATGCCAAAATCATATCCAGTCAAAGACTTACCAAAATTAGAAAAGTATCCTGATGGTATGACATTACCATCACCAAAAGCAATTGACTTTACACCTGGAGAATTATTAGGTTGTGTTTCTGGTGAATTAGGATTAAGAAAATTTTTAGAAGACGCAGGACATACTTTAGTAGTTACGTCTGATAAAGACGCTGATGGTTGTACAGCAGATAAAGAATTAGTTGACGCAGATGTAGTCATTTCACAACCATTTTGGCCGTACTATCTAACAAGAAAAAGAATAGAGAGTGCTCCAAAATTAAAGATGGCAATTACAGCAGGGATTGGTTCTGACCACGTAGATTTACAAGCGGCTATGGATCATAAAGTTGATGTAGTTGAAGTAACTTATTGTAATAGTAGAAGTGTTGCGGAACATATAGTGATGATGATTTTATCTTTAGTAAGAGATTATCATAATCAATATAGAATAGTTAACGAAGGTGGTTGGCATATTGCAGACGCAGTTAAACGTTCTTATGATGTAGAAGGTATGCATATAGGAACAATTGCCGCTGGTAGAATTGGTTATGATATGTTAAGAAAAATGAAACCATTTGATGTACACTTACATTACTTTGATAGACATAGATTGCCAGAAGAAAAAGAAAAAGAATTAGGTTTAATCTATCACGAATCAGTAGAAGATATGGTTAAAGTTTGTGATGTAATTAATATAAGTTGTCCTTTACATCCTGAAACTGAACATATGTTTAATGATGATTTAATTAGTAAGTGTAAAAAAGGTGCTTACATAATTAATACAGCAAGAGGAAAGATTTGTGATAAGGATGCTATTGCAAGAGCATTAGAGTCAGGACAATTAAGTGGTTATGCAGGTGATGTTTGGTTTCCACAACCAGCACCTAACGACCACGTATGGAGAACAATGCCTAATCACGGTATGACACCACACACTTCAGGAACTTCTTTATCAGCACAAGCAAGATATGCTTCTGGTGTTAGAGAAATACTTGAATGCTTTTTTGATGGTTCAGAAATTAGAAATCAATATCTAATTGTTAAAGATGGAGACCTTGCAGGTATGGGTGCTCACTCTTACTCAAAAGGAACAGCAACAGGTGGTTCAGAAGAGGCGGCGAAGTTTAAGAAGTAAAATGGAAAAATGTAGAAATTGTGGTAAGGATGCCCATTGTCCTGAAAAGTATGTAGAATATACTAGTTTCAGTCCAGAGGGGAAAATTATTTGTAATAAATGTGACTGTTCCGTTTGTGAGAAACCACGACCCAATGTTAAAACAGGAGATGAAATAGTACAATAATGGATAATGAAACAATATTAATGTTAAGTAGGTTGTGGCCTATGTTTGTTGCTTTTATATTATTAATAGTAACTTTAGCACAATCACATTATAGAATAAAAGTATTGGAAGAGAAAGTTAAAGTTGCGTTTGAACTTATTAATAAGTTAACAGATAGAAAATGAACATACTTTATACCCTAGCAGGTATTGTGGCAATCTTAACTATTATTATAGTTATGAGTGTCTTTGTAATTGCTTCTATTTAATAGAAAAACAATTAACCTTTTGTTTTTTACCCTTAACAGTACAAATACCAAGTCTATAAAATTTAAATCCATTTGGTCTTGCTAATGGAACAAAGTCAATACCATCAGCAGTATTTTGAGATATTACTATTGTAGTATTAAAATCTTTACTCTTACCTTCTAATCTACTTGCCAAATTAACAGCGTCACCAATAACAGAATAATCAAAACGTTGTTCAGACCCCATATTACCTACAAGACACTCACCAGTATTGATACCTATACCAATGTTCAAAGGTGGGTCAAACTCTCCACTCTTATTCATTTCTTTAACTGTTTTTCTCATTTGGTACGCAGATAATACTGCTAGTCTTTGATGTTCTGGAGTATCAAGTGGTGCGTTCCAAAATGCCATTATACAATCACCCATATACTTATCAATAGTACCACCATTTTTTAATATAATATCAGTCATTGCAGTCAGAAATTTATTAACATACTTGGTAAGTTTTTCTGGATTACCTTTCATAGATTCCGATATAGGAGTAAAGCCACGAATATCTGAAAATAAAAACGTTAATGTTTTTCTTTCACCACCTAGTTTTAATAGTGATGGATTCTTTTGTAGTTTCTTAACCATATCTGGAGATAGATAGTGTTCAAATTGTTTTTTAATTTGTAATCTTAATTGATTTTCTTTTGAATAGTTATTGTATGTTAACTGACCCCATATAATAGAACCTATTACAAG